CGACAACCATTCGAAAAAGCCTAAAATAGCGGTGAATCATCCTTTCGGGTTCACTCACACTATTTCACTTCTAGCGGTGTCAAAATTTTTTATCAATCTGCCTATTACCATTCTCCTTAATCACTCCAATCCAATTGTAAAAATTGAAAATCAATTAAAACTGTCGTAAAAACTTCTCATCGTAATAGTCGTAATCTCGAGCATCCTTGAGCTCTAACCCTACTCTCGCAAGTCGGGCCGCGAGATTACGTCGCACTTCCTCAAATCCTCTTCTGCCGTGATAGTAGGCCTCTCTCACAGCTCCTTCAGCATTAGCTACAGTAGCATCTTCCTTCGTCAAATTCTTGTCATGAATCCAGTTCGTCGGGTTCATCAATGACATCATCTCCAATGGTGCCATCCAAATGTGTCGAGCATTCGGATGACGCCGGAATCCACGCTTGCAAAAACTCACTTCCTCAATTGGTTTTGCCAATCCTAGAACGTCACTCTTGTCGGCGCTCGTATACTGTATCCCATACTCTTTGAATACGAGGGCAATATTTTCCATAGTCCACCAGCTTACTCCATCAACGCACGAAGTTAGGACATCATCTCCCATGCATATTATGCATACACAATCATAGAAGTACGACGGGTCGCACAACTCTTTCTGATACCTTTCCGCGAGCGTTAACCAAACGTAGCAATGGTAAAACTCGTTAATCAAATTGTTCATATCAATAGTCAATTGAAAGCCCGAAGGCAACGATTGATGCATGATGACCAATTCTCCATCGACCAACACAAGTGTGTCGACCACTTCCGATATAAGCACTCTTCGCACAACATCATCTTCCTCTTTCCAAGTCGGGTACTGCTTGTACCATCTGTTGATCTGTTCTAAAATCAACATCGTTGTCTGGGCGTCTTGATGCTGGTCGAAACCTGCAAAATCACCATCCATGACCAATCCTCTTCTGTTCTTCGATAACAATCTTCTAGCAATCTTCGTTACGTCAGTGCCTTCGAAATTAGCCCCTACCTGGCCTGGTAGGTATTCTCTCGCTTCGCACATCATGTTTCGAAAATCACCAAAATACATCTTGACCAAAATCGCGTAGTCAACTGGAGCTGCGAAAAATAAACGTGTCTTGCCATTCTCAATCTTAGACGGTTTCAATGTCTCATCTTTCAAATTAGCATACCATATTGAATTTACTCTTTCACCTCTCTTCGCTGCTTCCAAACGTTTGTCAATTCGCATTCGTAGTTC